GGAGGAGAGTGCGCCATCGAGCGCGCTGAAAGGGTCATATTCGACGAGCAGCTTGTTCGGCCGGCGCGTCTGCTGCACGGCGACCGTAATCGGTTCGGCGAAGGTGAGCATGGCGGCGTCGAGGTCGTCACAACTGTAGCCGAGCTTGGACTTCATCATTTCCTTCGGCTCGATGAGCAGCCGGTCGTTTTGGTGCGTGTAGGTCAGTTGGCAGAGCGCATCGAGCAGTCGCTTGTTCTCGGGCAGCGCGCCGCCGCGCTTGATCCATGTGACGAGCGAAAACGCCATTTCGGCCCGCTTGTTGTAGAACTTGACCGAATCGCTGGCCTTTTGGCTGAAATGGATGGAGATCGGCGTCTTGCCGAGCACGCGAAGCTGATCTTCCCAGCCGGAGCCAAAGCCGCCGGTCCCGTCGATAAACGCGGCGTCCGCGCCCCAATCGATCCAGGTCCGGTTGACCCACGAGGCGCCTTGCAGCGAGTCGATCTGGCGCCGGTTCTCGAACGGGAACATCTGAATGCCCTGGCGCTTGCAGATGGACGACGCGTCGTCGCCGAAGCGCGCAACGTCGATTCCCAGGATCTTCGGGACCGCGCCTATCTGAAAATCGCGGTAATAGCGCTTCATCGCGGCTTCGACCTCGTCTTGGCCGATCAGCGCGTCGATCGAGGACGACGGGAATTCGCCGAGAATATCGGACTTCACCCAATTGTTGTCGCGGCCCCATTGCCGGATCTGTTCGCGCGCATATTCGATCGGGATGCGCGGGGAGCGCTTGGGGTCGTCAGGGTCGCCGGTGATTGTGATGACGGCCCAGATGTCCTTGGCGGCGTTGCAGGCGCGATAGAGCGGCCCGGAAAGCTGCGTCGGGTTGCCGGCCTGGACGATATGGCATTCGATCGTACCGGCGAACGCGGCTTCGGCGCTGACCATGACGGCGTCGGTCATGCCGCCGGACTCGTCGATCAGAAACATGACGTAATCGGCGTGGAAGCCGGACAGCGCGTTCGCTTGCTCGTCGGCCGACGCGGTCTTGGGCCACGACTTCGCCGACATGAACCACGTCGCCGGCGCTTCGTTGGCGAAGATGCGGGTCTTCGTCCAGGTGAACATGCGCTTGAGCAGGCCGGTCTTGTCCCGCTCCTGCCATTTCGCCATTTCCTTCCAGAGACCGTCGGCGAGGTTCTGGACGGTGATCGAAATCGCGCCGATGTTGCAATGTGGGCGCGTGAGCAGATAATTCCAGCCGAGCCAAGCGAGAGTGGCGGTCTTGCCTGGGCCTTTTGCCGCCTTCATCGCCAGCCGCGGCGACGTCGGGAACAGCCGCAGCGCTTCAAGCTGCCATTCGTCGGGCTCGACGCTGAAAAGCTCCCGCACCATGAGGTCGGGTTGCTCGCGCCATCGTGCGAGCATGGCGGCGAAGGACTTCCGCTCGGCAGGCGTCATGCCTGTCGCGCGTAGATTTATTGGGATGGGCGGTCAATTGTGGGTCGGGGTAGCCCCGTATCGAGCGGCTTGTTCTTTTGCAAAAGGGTCCGCAATACCTGCTTTTGCCACGGATCAAAGGCCATACCGGACATCTGCTCTGCGAAAAACACAGGATCGCTCCGAAGACGCTCCAAACGCTCGCTGAATGTGAGCTCCCTCGGGCCTTCGACGGTAGTCATGCTGCGCCCTCCGAAATCATCCGATAGACCGCCGTGCGCGACACGCCGAGCGACCGGGACACGTCAGCGACGGTCTGGCCGCTCTTGAACAGCGCGCGCGCCTCGGCTCCGCCCTCTTTCGGCTTCCGGCCGCGGTATTTCCCCTCGGCGCGGGCCTTCGTGATGCCGATCTTCTGCCGTTCGAGCATGATGTTGCGCTCGAACTCGGCAAACCCGGCGAACATGGTCAGGATCAGCTTGCCGGTCGCGCTGCGCGTGTCGAGAACATCGCCGCCGAAGTTCAGGATGCGCAGCGAACAGCCGTTTTTCTCCAAAAAGTTCGCAATTTCCAGAGTTTGCATGACGGAGCGCGCGAGCCGGTCGAGTTTGCAGACGACGAGCGTGTCGCCGGGGCGCAATTCCGCCATCGCGGCGTCGAGTTCGGCCCGATCGGCGACGGAGGAGACTTCCTCGTTGAAAATCAGGTCGGCGCCGGCCGCCGTCAGGTCGCGGATTTGCTGTTCGAGGCCGGCTTTCTGTTCGCAAGTTGAACATCTTGCATATGCAATAAGTCGTGTCATCGCCATATCTCCTTTGATATGGCCTTGTAGATGAATTTTAGGGTGGTGTCAATGGATAAAATGCAGAAGCGGGGCGGCGACAAGGATATCCCCAATCCAAACCGCCCCGAAACTCACGCCACGCTTGCAAACCAGTGGATGCGCGGGCCGGGACGCTACCCCCGGCTTTTACTCAGCGGGTTCGACGCCACCGCGCATCCGAGCCAGAATTATCACGCGTCGCCGTCGGCCTCAACCCAAATTTCGAACACGCCCGACCAATCCTTCAACAGCCGGTCGACAATCGCGGCCGCAGCCGAAGCGGTCAGCACCCGCGGGTCGCGCTCGACCGTGCCGCTCGCAATGTGGCGCCGCACAATCCGGCAGAGCGAACCCTCGCTCATCACGCTCCTCCTGGCATAAACCGCTCGAACCCCGTCGATCGAACTCGCCGACCCCGCCGGCGACCCTCAGCCCGAACCGAGCCCAGCTTCCGCTCGACATCCAGCCGCAAGGCCGCTGCAATCCCGTCTGCCGACCCAGGAGCCACCAAAAACCGCACGTCCGCGTTCCAGTCCCAAACCACAGCCTTCACCACCAGAGGCTGCGCGTCAAACCGCGCCCAATTGAACCGCGCCGCCATCCACCGCCTCCAATGCCGCCCGCCCCGCCTCAGTCGCCACCAGCCGGTGGCTCACCAGCCCCGCCAGACGCAACGCCGATACCGACGCCACCAACCCCCGGTCCACAGCCTCGACGTCCCCAGCGGCGCGCCGGAGCACCGCCAAATCCAGACGGTCAAGAGCAGGCACAGCGGGAGGAGCCAACGTCGCCGCGCCCTCCCAATCCCCCGCCGAAAAGTCAGGGCAGCGCGACTCCGCATCCGCAAAGACCTCCGCAACCCGCAACGGAAACGAAAACCGCGTCATGCGATTTCTTCCCAATCGTCGGCGAGCATGTCGGCCTGCGATGCGAGCCATGGAACGATGCCGCCCCCGACCGGGAACATTGCGATGAACGAATAGGTCGGCGGATGCCCGTTCAGCATCAGAGTGTTGTCCTGCCAGGTTGTTACGAGCTTCAGCGACATGCCTTTGCCGTTCCAGCCGAGCCGTCGCACTCGCTTGCTGGCTTTCAGCGATTCGATCACTTGGCCAAAACTGAGATAGCCACCATCGACCGCGCGATAGTCTCGCTCGAAAGTCTCCAGCGGGCACCACGAAATGTAGCCATCCTGGTACTTGATCGCATACCCAGGTTTTCCGTCCCGCTCCTGAGACCAAACCGTCGTGCGCTTCGTCGAATAGCAGTCATGCGTCATGTCACTTTTCCCTTCGTGTTAACTTCTTCAGTGAAGCATAAGCCAAACGTGCTGCTGCACCCACAAGACAGCCAGCGCCAGCCCGCCGCCAACAGCCGCCGCAACAAGCCCAACCGCGATCAAAACGCCAACGATCGACTCGCCGAAAGCCCGTCCAAAATCAGAGCCGGTCATCGGGCCGCCTCACTGTACGAAAACATCCCTGAGGACGGAACCATCGACCAGAATTCGTGTTCCAGAGCCGCCGATGCGCTATCAAACACGCCGCGACGCCTCATGCTCGTCCCAACGCACGCCGTCGAACCGTCGGGATTCGTCACCCACCACAGGCCACGCCGACGCGCGTAATGAGGCTTCGTACGCCGCCCGGACAGCCGAACCTGGCGCCGCCACCTGGCTTCCAATTCCTCGCATAAGGCTTTGTTCGGGAACATCCTGCGCGCCCACTCTTCTTGCGTCTCAGCAAACCAATCACGTCCAGCCATCAAAACCTCCAAAATTACCAGCAAAAAAAAATCAGGGATGGGCATGGGGGGGATAGATATCGAACGCCCGGGCGCCGCCACCCGGCACAGCCAAACTCGGTCTGCTGGCTTGGCCGGCTGCGCGATCGAAGGGGGTGGGGTCCGTCCCGGTCGGCCGATGGTCGAGGGCCGAGAGGGTGGCGAGCAGGTCGAGGGCGGCTGGAACGATCATTCCAACGTCGACATGGCCGATCGGACCCACTACATGTTGATTGAACGATAGACCTTGGTCCAGAATGCACTCACTCTCCATTTTCCGGTCATTTCGGCTTTTCGTCCTGTTCCAGCTGCCCGACTGCCGTGGACTCGATCGTCCTCGACCCAACGAGCTTGAGCGACTCGGTCACAAGCCCGGCGAGGCTGAATTGAACCGACACGTTGTTCTCCGACCGATCGCGCCAGTCCTCGCCCGTGTTGATCAACGCCATCTTGATCGCGGCAAACCGGGTTGCGTCGCCTCCGCGCTGGGCAATGTCGATCAGCTCGCCTTCGAAGAACGCCTGTCGGAGCTCGCGCGCGCAGGCCAGCGCGCATTCAAGCTCGGGGTTTGAAGACGCCCAATTGATGATTGTCGAAGCTCTGAGGCCGAGGATTGCGGCTGTGGCGGTGAGGGTGTGACCGCGCCTGGAGTGTTCAATGATGGCTTGGCAGATTGCGGGATTGTATGGGGCTCCGAAGTCGTGTCGGAAGACTTCGGGGAGCGGTGTGCGGTATCTCGGGGTGTCGGTTTTTTCGCGGGCGGTGAGATGATCGAGGAGGCCAGCGGGGATGGGCTGACCCTCGGCGGCGAGCTTACGAGCGCGGGATTTGGGGCGACCGACCATTGGTGACGCATGGATTAAGATCGGGTGGATTTCAAGAGGGTTTCGGCGCGTGGGAATAGCGTGTTGGGGAGGCTTATCGCGCGCGCGTAGAAATCGTTGGGTTTTTCGCTCTGGAATGCGCAACAAATCGGCGCAACAATTGTTGCGTTTGATGGTGTTGAGATGTAGTTAGTGAGGGATGGATGAGACGCGGCGTTTGGCGATTGAAAGGCTATTTCGGCGTGGGGAATGGACAGCAGCGGAGACGGCGCGAACACTCGGCGTTCACAGGTCACAATTGTGCCGACGCGACTTCGATTGGCAGGCAGCCCACGATCTGTGGATGGCGCATGGATTGGCTCGAGAGGAGAAGGCTGTGAAGAAGCGGGGATTGCCTGAGAGCGTCGAATTTGAGCGTGTGGATAGGATTCTGTCCAAATGGCAGCGCGCCAATCCAATGCCTGCTGTTCGAGATGCCGCGGTGCAGCGCGCTTACTTCGACCGCCTGATCGATCTGCCTTACCATTGCCCGAACTGCGACCGACGCGCCGTCGATCGGCAGACCTTTCGGCGCCTCGTGCACGGCGACGACCAATATCGGTTTCCCACGCGCTGCCCGAAGTGTGCAAGCAGCGCCAAACCACGACCGGCTAGAATCTCAAATTGAGGCTGGCGATCACCCCGAGCGCGGATTCTGCGGCCTCGCAGGCAAGCCCTAAAACCCGCAACAAGCGGCGCGGCTGATTTACCGCCACGCCGCTATTTTATTGCATCGAATGCGTTTTAGGGTATTGACTTTAATTTAGATCGGGCGCAATCTCTGTCATCGAAACGGAGCAAGCAAATGACCCCCGAACACGCCGCGAAAAACGCCAAGATCGCCGCCGACATCGTCGCCTATAATCTAAGCCGGATCAAGAAGCAGCCAACTACGGAGGAGTCGTTCGCCGCGCTGGCGCGGATCGAAGCCGCCATGGAGCAGGCTCGCCTAAGAAGGGTGTTCCTGGCGCCATGAAGGCGCTCTGATCCAACAAAACGGGAGCCCGTCGGGGCTCCTAACCAGAGGAATGAAGATGACCGCGACCTACGAGACCACCTACGATCTGGCAATTTACTCGGCCCAGATGATCAATATCGACGAATGCCGGACAGCCGAAGCGGCGGCGCGCAGTGTTTCTGCGCTTTCGCCGGAATATAA